CATCGCGGTTTTGCGTATGCCGTAGATGACGTTGCAGTTTTGGCTGCTGGTGAAGATCCAATGCTTCACATCCGCAACCAGCTTGCTGATGCCATCAACAAGTTGAACAGCGCTCGTCTGTTTTCTCAGCTTGCTGGTTTGTTCGGCACTGCTTTGTCCGCCAATGCTTTGGACAAAGGTAAGGCTGCTGCATCTGGTGGCGCTGAAGCCAACTTCCTGACTGCAGCAACCGTTGCAGAAGCACGTTCCAAACTGGGTGAGCGTGGCGAAGAGCTGGACACTCTGATTGTCCATCCTTCTGTTGCTTACTACCTGTATCAGGTAGGAATGCTGACCTTCTCTACTTCAGCACTTGCTGCTTCTGGCGCAGTGACTTGGGGTGGTGGCGGCGTTGGCATTGGCGCTCGCGAAGTCGGCGAATTCGCTGGAATGCGCGTAGTTGTTGATTCTGCAGTCAACACTGTTGCACCTGGCACCTCTGGCCACCAGCGTGAGTTCTACTGCTATCTCGTGAAGTCCGGCACCATCCTTGAGGGTGTGCAGCAGGACTTGCGGATTGAGGCAGACCGCAACGTGCTCTCGAAGCAGGACGTTCTGTCAGTTGACTACCACTCCACCTATCACGTCATGGGCACGAAGTGGTCTGATGCTGGTGACAACCCAACCAATGCCAACTTGGCAACGGCTAACAAGTGGGCTGCTACCTACGACATTGATCTGATTCCTATGGTTCAGCTCACAGTCAACAGCCCTCTGGATACCACCACCATCTGATTTCTGATCAGAGCAAAGGCCCTACCATTAGGTGGGGCCACTTTCTTTTGGCATGGCGTACAGCACTTCCAAAAAGCTGACCAACCGGCAAAAAGCTGCGATGGAACGCCATGCAGAGCATCACACCCAAAAACACATGGCCGAAATGCGTCGTTTGATGAGGTCTGGTAAGACCTTTACGGAAGCGCATAAAATGGCAATGAAAAAAGTAGGAAGGTAAGCCGTGGCTGCAACGATCAACGCCACACTCAAAAGCGAGACAGCCAACAGCTATGTGACGTTGGCTGAAGCCGACGCTTACTTTGAAACCGTTCCAAGCAGCACGCAATGGGACAACAAGCAAGACGACAAGAAAAATCGTGCATTGATTTCAGCAACAGGCTGGATCGACACGTTGGTTTTTTATGGTGATCGTTGCGACTCAGGCCAAGCGTTGAAGTGGCCGCGCAATAATTATCATGTCGATCGAGTGGAACTTACGTGTTCTGCCATCCCAAACGCGATCAAGAAGGCTACATATTTACTAGCGTTTGAGCTAGCTAATGACACGGACGCGATTACAGGGACTACCGGCGATAAGGGGTTATACGAGCAAGTCGAACTCGGAGACCTCAAAGTCAAATACAACACTGACAGTCAGGCTGTCGGAACTATTAATAACATATTCGACGTTTATCCTTGGCTGCAGTCTTATCTTGGTCCTTATTGTTCTGGAGGTTCTGGCTCTTATCAAGTTCGTGTGGTGAGGGGTTGACATGTCACTTGTAGACGACACTTTCAAGTCAATTCCCAAAGATCTACTGGACGATTGGGGTCAAGACATCACGTTGGTTAAAACAACAACACCACGCACTTACGATCCAGCAACAGGTGCAGTCACTGGAGCGGATACGTCTGTGGTGCTGAAGGGTTTGATTTCCAATATTTCATCAAGAGAGAACGACGGGCTTTACCAAACAACTGACATTAAAGTCATTATTGGTGGCGATGAGTTGGGTTCTTATTATCCAACTGAGGCGGATCGTATCCAGTATTCACAGGCTGGTGCGACCAGAGAAGCCAAGATTTTAAATGTGTTGAGCTTTAGGGGTGAGGATCCCTTGCTGCACACAATCATTGCGAGGCCGCAGTAATGATTTCTAAAAAAATTGGCAATTTAATTAATCAAATTGATCAAGATGTATCGTCGCTAGCGTTGCTTGGTGCAATTAACGCTGCCGAGCGTACGGTCAAAGAACTTCAGCAAGAAGGTCCAAGTTGGACTGGGCGATTTTCTAATTCTTGGCAGATTACAGGTCCTCAAGGCCAGCAAGTTAAAGGCAATGGGCAACCTGGAGAGCCTCGTTTAGTCAAGTTTCCAAAAGCTCCTTTTACCGGCCCTCAGGCTTTGCGCGTTATAGGACGGACTGCCACTACTAAAAACAAAGTAGTATTCAAAGTTTCTAATTTTAGTCCTTGGGCTAGTTATGCCAGTGATCTAGTTGAAGGTAAATTTGCGCCTCGAACTCCAGAACCTGAAACACAGCTAGGAAAAAGTAAATGGGAGAGATCCGGTCAGTCTCGACCTAAAGGACTTGGCTTTAGGTATCAAATTTATGGCGGAGGAGCTGGAGAGGCTTCTCGTACTGCAGAGGAGAATTGGCTTACCAGCTATATCAATGGCGGTAAGCTAGACAAGGCTATAGAAATTGAGATGGACGGCCTGCTTCGCAAACTATGAGGTATCAAGCTGTTAGAACTGCTGTCGAATCACCACTCCAAACAGCATTTGGGGCGTTAAGTCCTGCGGTGCCTGTATTTTTTGACAACATCACAGCCGCACCAGAAAACGCAACAACTGAATACGTCAGAGTTTCTATCGAGTTCGGTTTAACAACAGAGCAAACGCTGCAAAGCAATCTTGATCGAATTCGCGGAAGTATTGTTATTCGTGTTTATACAGAGAAAGGGAAAGGTCCTGCTCGTAATCAAACGTTAATTGATACTGCTGTTACTACAGTATTAGGACTTAGTGCGGTTACTCGGGCGGCTGCAGGAGTTTATTTTCGCCCTGGAGTAATCAACGGGCCCACGTTTTCAGCAACAGAAGCGTCTCCGCATTTGGTGGGGCGAATCGACACAGGGTTTATTGCAGAAGATCATGGTTAGATGTTTTGTCGTCAACGCGCTAAGCTAGATCTGTCCGGGTTCCGCCCGTAAAGTCCACCATTCTCCGTTTTACGAATGGCTACCGTCCTTTCGGGCACCTCTGGAGCCCTCTATTACAAGCCTGCCGGTACATCCGGCACGTTCAAAGCTGCTGATGTTACTAGCGGAAGCAACAACATTACTGTTGGTGCCTTCTTGAACTTCAAGGTAGACGACAAGGTTTCGTTTACTGCTGGTGGCGGCACTCTGCCTGGTGGTTTAACCGAAGGCACTCCTGTCTTTATCAAAACCTACGTGGCTGCAACTGGTGTTGCTACGTTTGCTGCCACTGCAGGCGGCACTGAGCTTGCATTAAGCAGCGATGGTACTGACGGTACAAGCGACTTTGCGATCAACTTTACTGAGTTTCAGTCAGTCGCAAATGTCCGTTCTTGGAGCTTCGAGGTAACTCGCGAAGAAATTGACACCACCACCATCGGTGGAACGTTGGGTCAAACAGCGCCTTTCCGTACGTTCATCTCTGGTTTTGCTGACGGCACTGGATCTGCGGAAGTGTATTTCACAGATGATGACACCGGAATTTCTGCTCGTTTGATTGAGGACGTAACGCAGCGTCAGCAAGCTGGCGCAACATTTAAGTTGTATATGGACACGGTGCTGTCTTCTGGCACACCTGACGACACAAAGAGTCGTTCCATTCAACTTGAGGCTGTACTGACCTCTGCAAGTTTCTCGGTTACACCGGATGACGCGCAAACTGTTTCAGTCAACTTCCGTCCTACGACTGCACCTACTTTCGACTTTGCCAAAAGTTGATTGCTAGTTGATAGCGAAAGCCCCTGATATTGTCGGGGGCTTTTTTAATGCTATTGTGCTAGTACAACTAAGTGAGTATGTATGGCAGTTCGCGCCATTGACCGCCTCAAGAAAGCAGCCAATCTCGAAGCAGTTAAGAAGACAATTGAGCTTTCGGATGGCACAGAGTTCGAGATGTGGGTAACGCCGCTGACGATGGCAGAGCGTGAACGCGCTCAGAAGCGCGCTGGATCGGATGACGCTAATGCATTTGCTCTACAGCTTTTGATTAATAAAGCTCAAGACGAGAACGGCAATGCCTTGTTTTTGTCTGGTGAAATTGATGTGCTTAAAAACGAAGTGAAGGACAAGGATCTGCAGTCTTTAATGCTGGCAATTTTGACTGACGACGAGCAAGAGGCTATCGACCCAAAATCCTGAGCGCCGAGCTTCGGAAGGATAACTGGCTCATGCTGCAATTTGGCATTGCCAAGGAGCTTGGTATGAGCTTGTCGGAGCTTAAGGCGACAATGACAGCAGAAGAGGTCATTGGTTGGAGCGCGTATTTCCAGGTATTGAACGAGGATCAAGAGGCAGAAATGCAAAAAGCGCGGCGTCGGCGGTAGACTGCATTTAGTTTTTGCGGTAGATCGTGGCTTATCAGAGCGAAATCGAGCTGCGCGTAAAAGTAGTTGACAAAGAACTTAAGGATTTAGAGCAAAAAGTAAAAAATATTCAGTCTAGGACTAAAGCTGTTAATCCGTTTTCTGCGTCCGGGGCAGCTAAAGAAAACAAAAAAGCAGTTGAACTTCAGCAGAGGTTAATGGGGGCAGAAAAAGCAAGGCTAAGTGTGGATAAAAATCGCTTGCAGCTTGCCGAAAAGCTAAACGTTGCAAGAATTAAAAATACAAATTTAAACACAAGTTGGTTTAAAACGCTTCAAACAGGCAAACAAATTCAGCTTGATATCAACAAAGCTGTAAAAAGAGAAGGCGATCTGCGAAAAAAAGCTAAATCAAGAGCTCGCCAAAGAAAATTTACTGATGTTGCAACAGGTTTTGGCTTTCCGTTGTTATTTGGTGGTGGACCTCTTCAAGCATTAGCAGGCGGTATTGGTGGAGCAGCAGGAGGACTTGGCGGATCTATTGCTGCCTCTGCACTTGTTGCTCAGGTTGAAGCATTTGCAAAAGGCACAGCGGCGACTGGGCAATCTCTCAACTCGCTCAGCGGAACGCTTGAGTTAATGCGTGAAAAAACATTATTTAGCGAAGGAGCAACTGCAAGACTAGCCACTGAGCTTGAAGGGTTAGGAAACATTAAAGAATTAAGTGCTTTGCTTACTAAAGAGCTTGTGCAAAAAATAGGTAATGACGGAGTAAACGCTTTGCAAGACTTGGGTAAAGAAAGCGATAAAACAACTAGGTTGTGGAGCGAATTAACTCTTCAACTGCAAGTTTTAATTGCTGGGCCTTTAAAAGACTTTTTTGCGCTTTTAAACAGTGTAATAGGAGCGGTAACGACTAATAATCAGTTTAAAGTGTTAGAAAAAGAGCTTACAGGGCAGGCTCGCAAAGACTTTGAAACAGAAGTTGCACGCAGAAAAGCATTGAATTTAGCGGCAATTGCTCCCGGTTCAAAAAGCGCTAGTGCTAGTAGCATGATGTCTGGCACGGGGACTAAGAGCGGTGTCGGCAGTCTGTCTTCTGGTGATCGACGAGAGCTGGTAGAACAATTCCTGCCACAACTTCGAGTTACGGCTAAGATTCCAGATCTTGGTGGAATTAAGCCGCCTAAGGACACAGCAGGCGAAAAAGCAGCACGCGAAGAAGCGCGTATTCAACAAAGGCTGGCAGCACTTGAAGTAGAACGAAAAAAGATACTTGAGATTTCTGGTTTTAAGGACAAGATTGCTGCAGCTGAGGCTGCAAACGACTCACAACTTGTTATTCGCTTGCAGGGTGAGCAACGAATTGCTGGGATCGAAGCTAAGCGCCTTAGTGATCTAACAAAAGTTACAGATCAGCGACTAATTGATTCAATCAATATTAACGCAGCAACCCAAAAACTTGCAGCGCAGCGCGAAACTGAGCGTCAAATTACAGAAGAGCAGCGTAAGCGCCAGGAGCTTTTCGACACAACGATTGAAGATCTTGAGCACCAGCTCAGGATGACAGAAGCAACTAGCCAGGCGGAGCGAGATCGCTTAAAAATTGCAAAAGAGCTGAAAAAACTTGAGAAGCAGGGTTTTTCTGATTCTCAGCTAGGGCAAGCTGAATCAGTTATGAAGCGGTTAGCTGTAGCGCAGCAGCCCTTAAATGCGTTTATTCGTAAAGCCACCGAGGACTTGAATAATTTGCAGCAAGTTGCTGTTGATGTTTCGCAGGGTATCGGCAATGCAATTGGCAATTCACTGGTAAGCGGTCTCCAAAGTTTGATCACTGGAGCGGCAAGTATCAAAGAAGTGTTTGCCAATATGTTGAAAAGTGTGGCTGATGTTTTAGCAAAAACCGCTGCAGAGATGATCGCTAGATATATCGCAATCGGTATTGCGCGCGCGTTTGCTGGTATGGGCACTGGAGGACCAGATCCTAATTCAGCAGGAGTTACTTCTGTCTTAGAAAGTGGAGGCTTTACGACAGGCAATCTGGCTGATGCTGCAATATCAGGAGCTTCATTCGCCACAGGCGGATATGTTTCAAGCCCCACTAACGCTTTAATAGGCGAGGGTGGTGAGCCTGAATATGTCATCCCTGAATCAAAGATGCGTACAGCAATGTCGCGTTACTCACGCGGCAGCCGTGGTAATTCTGTTATCCCAGAATCCGGTGCAACTGAAGCAATAGGAGGAGGAGGCGGAACTGCTGTTGCCGCTCCAATCGATGTTCGCTACACCGTGGAGCGGATCAATAGCGTTGATTACGTGACTGCTGATCAGTTCCAGGTTGGGATGCAGCAAGCCGCACAGCAGGGTGCTAAACAAGGTGAACAACAAACCCTGAAGCGTTTACAGATGAGTGGCAGTACACGCAAGAGGATCGGAATATGAGCCAATACGCTTTAGGTCATGTCGTAAGGATTAATGCTATAGGCAAAGACGGATTATTGACTCAGTTTAAGTTTCAAAACTTTTTTATTAACAAAGAAATGACATTTAAAAATGATCAATACGGATTTGTGCCATTTGGATTTTCTGGCGTAACAGTCAATAGGACCGGCGATGGACTTGAAGCAACGATTGTTTTCCCCAACAACAAGCTGACTCGCGGCTGGGCCGTTACTTCTGTTAGGGACCATTACGTTATGGAAGTAGACGTCCTCATTGTTGATTCAGATTCAGAGACTGGATCGCACACTCGCGTGCATGGCTACACCGGACAAGTCGTTGGGGGCAATTGGGATAACGTCTCTTTGAATTTACAGCTCAGTTCAGTCTTGGATGCGGTTGGTACGGATGTTCCAAGGCGATCATTAACGCGCAAGCTGGTTGGTAATTTACCGGTATCCAATAATGTCCGACTGCAGTGATCTGATTGGAATGCCGTATCGGCTTGGTGCTGACGGCAGTGATGGCCATATTGACTGCATCCATCTTTGCTATCGAGCGTTGGAGCGTATGGGTATTGACAAGCCACCTTTTAAGCAAAGCTGGTATCAGGCGAGTAAGTGGGATGTATGCCGGGATCTAATGCGGTGGGGTTTGCGAGTTGAAAAGCCTGCGTATGATGGGGACATTCTGCTGCTACCGCAGCAATCCTGGGCATTCGCAGTCACATGGCAAACAGGGATTCTGTATATCGGTCCTATGACGCAGAAGGTGCAGTGGTCATTGGTGCAAGCGTTTACGACGTACCACTGCTTCCGTACGAAAGACAGCTAATTGCAACGATCGGGATAACTGAGAAAGAGTATCGAGCATTTACGGCTGAGGTAAAAAGGCGTGGAGCGGTAAGACCAGCGGCGTATGACCATATTCCTAACGTTCAGGCAGGAGATCCAGGAACAATAATTCTAATTAATCTAGCAATCAGCCTTGTGTTGACCGGTGTTGCATATCTGCTAACACCAAAGCCAAAGATGCCACGCGCTCAAGGCGGTGTTACTGATCTCGGCAGCATTACAGGGGCCAATCGTTTTACGCCTTCACGCGGGTTTGAAACGCTTGCAGAGTTAGCAGACTATGCGTCCCCAATACCATTAATTTTTGGCCTCTATAAGGACGATGTTGGCGGAATGCTAATAACACCAAAATTAATTTGGTCGCGCATGTTTAGCCATGGAACGATGCAACGCGCCAAGCTTATGTTTGTTGTTGGTGAGCAAGGTGTCGGCAATACAGGTATTCAACCACCTGACCTTAAAGGTATTTTTCTTGGAAACAATGCACTTGATGCAGTATTCAAGGATTTATTTGCGTTTTACTGGCGTGCAGACAGCAGCGAACAATTCCGTATTCGTGGAACTAACAAGGTTTATGGCACTAGAGGAAAAGTTCATGGAGGAGATCCAGACGTTCCGAATGACAATAGTGATGCTTTTGTTTTTCCTGTGTCCAATACAGATAAAGAAGCTTCAGAAATTTTTTGCCATGCTTACACACCCTCTAACAACGCTACTTTCGGAGTCTATGGCGCTATTGCTAACGGAACAAGCTATCGAGTCAACTATCAACTAATTTCTATCCCTAAAGGTCCTGACAAGAAAGCAAGGGCAATAAGAACACTGGAACGAATTAAAATTGTTGGAGATTCTGGAGTTAAGTCAGGCGATAACAATTTAACTTTGCAGCAAGAAAATCTTGATCCTGGGAATGCTAGTACGGATCGTTTAAATGAAATTCGTAGGAAAGGAGATCATGCAGGAGCTGGAAGAAACTATAGCCCAAGAATGGGCTTAGTCAAATACAAAAGATCCACGAAGGCTGAGGCTGATATTGTGCCTGATGGTAATTTTAGAAAAACTTTTGACAATGTTGAAATCGGCGATAGAGTCTTTTTTGTTATTAAAAATACTTCTATTCGTAAAAAGTTTTACATTAAAGGTGGGAAAGGAGCATCTGTTGACGACATTAATTCTAGCGTCGAGTCGTTCCAGCTGGAAGCAGACTCTGCTATGCAGACCGGCGAGCATTTTGAAATTGGAGGATCTCTGTGGAAGGTAGTTTCAAGAAAGTTGCAGATGTTTGATCCCCTTGAGGGCAAAATTCGTAGTCAAGAAATTTGTTTAGAATGCGTGGACAACTCTATTTCTAGAAGCAGAAAGATTGGGATTGTAAGTGAGCCGCTAGTTGTAGATCCAAGCACTGAATTTATAGGAGATAGCGGTGTTGGGGACACCAGCAGGGGAGTGGGGGAAGCTTTTTACCCCATTACTAAAGTAGAAGTTGCAACTATTAAAAATAACCGACCCGCAATATCGACAGAAATTGGACTTAAAAGCATTGTTTTTCAGCGTTTAAACGGGTTGTGCAATTTTCAAAGTCTGCCTACGCCGGAAGAGCTAGGAGACGCAGAGGAAGATGAAATACAGACAAATAGTGGAACAATTTCTGCAACTATTATGCGTTCATCTATATTTAGAATTTTTATAAGAGACGCAAGTAGCGATACATCTGAGTTTAACCCGCTACCACAATTGTTTGTGGTGCGAGGCCAAACACCCATAGCTCAGTACAACTCGATTAAATTTACCACTGATGAACCGCGTGAGCTTGAGTACAAGTTTGTACCTTTTTCTGGCTCAGAATTTTCAAAACTTGCAGACAGCGAAGACCCTGTATTTATACGGTTATTTCAATCTATTTCTACAGATTTAAATGAAAACGGAGCTGGTAATTTTATTGAGTTTGACGAGCAACTTCCCGGTATTAACAAAATTAAAATTCAAGTTAATGGAGATAAAGTTATTGGAAAAACCGGCTTTAAAATAAATAAAGAATTTACAAGAGGGGGGCGAACAGTTTCTGGAGAAGAAACGCTTTCGTACCCAACAGCTGCTGCTTTCGTAACTGCTACTCCTGAGCCTGAGGTTGGTACGATTGCAGAAATAGGCAGTCAACTTAAAAAAGAAGCAAACCTTGGTAATCCTGGAATTACAATTGGAAAACTAGCGGCTTTTTTCTATGAAATTGCAGGTAACGCTGATAACTACCCGGTGCCAGTTGGGACTAAATTATTGTTTAAAAGCGTAGAATACATTGGAGGGAACCACGCAAATTGGTTGCATTTGGAATGGAAACTTGAGAAAAAAGCTGGTGCTGCAGCTTATAGTGGACTGTCTACTGGCTGGAGCTTTATCAGGGTTCATGTTATTGGCAGCGGTGGAGGCTTTAGCGATGGACAAAAAATTGAAGTCAAAAGAGGCAGCGAAGCAACAAATGTTGTCAGCGGGCAAGCTGATTACTCCACTAACCCTAATTCTGAGGCTTACAACCCCTTTGCCGCAAACCATCCTGATGGAACTTTGCGTTTTTCGGGAATGCGCTTAAAAATTAATGGAGTTACAAAAGACGTAACTTTAGGCGCAAGATTTCAAGCTTGGATGTATGAAGTTGGCTTCGGTGCGGTAGGTCTCCCAGACGAAAGCAAGACGATTACAAGAACTTTTACTCAGGGCGATAAGAGCATCAGAGTAAAACTAACTTCTTCGGTTATAGAATTTCCTGACGTTGAAAGAGCAGGCACAACAGTTGGAAATACATTTGGTTGGTTGGTGCCAAAAGTTACTGAAATTGTTCAAAACGACTCAACATCAAAGACCTGGAACGTAGGCGACACCTTTAGCTCTAGAAGAGCTGTAAGTGCAGATAATCCTTTTAAAACCGGCTATAGCCACGTTGGGGCGACTTACAAAATTACAGATGTTAGTTACGAAAGCACTGTGCCGCCGGTTGTCGAAGCTGAACTGTTTTTTGCCGAGCAAACTCAAATTTCAGATATTAGTTTTTACCGAAGTTTTGTTGACAAATCAAATAGCACAGAACCAGAGCATGAAATTGTTTACATAAACGAGGCCCAAATAAATGATAGCAAAGCCGAAATGTCCAATCTTACTATTGCTGGTTTGTCGTTGAAAGCAAGCCGCAACTTTACGGCTCTTGATCAGATGCGTTGCTGGCTAAGAGAAGGGTTGCCGGTGGAACGGTTGCACCCCACTCCAAAAACAGCTTACGGAGACGTAAATACCGTCGGACCAAGCAACCTGTTTACCGACCTAGTTTATTTTCTGCTTACAGATCAAAGAGCTGGTGCAGGCGGGTTGCTTGGTGTAGACGAGAAACGCAACGATTACTTGGTAGACAAACAAGATTTAATAAATACGTCTAAATTTCTTGAACACCAAAAATTGTTTTTTAATGGTCCTATTGTAGAACGGACTAACTTGCGTCAGTTTATTAGTGAACTTGCACCGTATTTTCTATGCAACTTTATTATTTCTGACGGTAAGTTTTCTGTAAAACCTGCCATTCCAGTTTCAAAAGGAGGGGAAATTGATACTGGCGCTATTAAACCTAAGCAGATTTTTACTGGTGGCAATATTCTTGAGGATTCGTACAAGCTGGAATACCTTGGAGCGGAGGAGCGTAGAGCCTTTAGAGCAGTTGTACGTTACAGGCAAGAGCGTAAAAATAGATTACCGGAAGAGCAAGTTGTTATTGTTAAGGGCGCTGATGACACTGATGATTTTACCTCTCCTGGAGTTGATCTTCTTCCCGAAGAGCAATTTGATTTAACTCAATTCTGCACTTCAAAACATCATGCTATACAAGTTGCTAAGTATTTCCTGGCGCTTAGAGCTTACGTTACGCATACGATTAGTTTTTCGACAACAGCTGAAGGGCTAAGCATTGGAGCGGGATCTTTTATCAAAGTAATAACTGAAGCCAGCCCGTACAATGCAGCCAATACTGGAACTGTTAATAGCTCAGGCGTCGTTACTAGCGTTGTTGACATGCCAGACGGCTCTTACCTCGTAACTTTTTTCAAGGTAGGTAGTGATGATATTGATACTAAACGAATGCAAGTAAGCAACGGAAAAGTAGAAGACTCCACTTTCCACAACATTGTATTTACAGTTGAAGACACCACTGTGTCTGAAAACATCTACATTGTTGAACAGTTGACTTTTTCTCAAGACGGTATTGTCGATATTGTCGCGTCTGAGCATCCTTGCAATAATGACGGCACCAGCAAGATTGCTGCGTTCGTTGACGGCACTTCAGGCTTTAGTATTGAATCATGACTTTTCCAATAACCAAAGCAAACGGCGGCGACTTAGTACCAAGCGCTCGTACTTTTGAGTCAGGTGACTATCCGGTCAAGACTTACAAAGCTCAGAACGGTGCTGAACACAGAATTTTGTATGGCGATAAACGCACCAATATGAAGCTGTCCCTTACTTACGCAAACATCCTTGACGCAGACGCTGAGCAGTTTTTAGATCATTACGACACGGTTCAAGGCACGTTCCAGACTTTTGCTCTACCAAGCGTCAATGGGATAAATCCAACTCGCGGCGGATGGGAAGGCAATAAAGACGCTTTAGGCGCTCAAACTCAGGGCAATGACTATCGCTACGAAGGCCCTCCGCAAGTGGCACAGGTAGCTTCTGGGCGTAGCACTGTTACAGTGAATCTGATTGGGGTGCTCTGATGGCTGTTTTCACCGGCGCTACCGGCAAGTTGTTTTTAAATGACACAACTGACAACAGCGCCCCTGGCACTGAGATCGCAAAGGTCCAAAACTGGAGCGTGAGTTCATCAGTCTCTTTAATTAGCAATAAAACTTTAGGTGATACAGACGATACTTTTGTGCCTATAGGAAGATCAACGACAGGCAGTTGCCGTATTTTGTATTATCAAGAAGTTTTAGGTACGCCTAACGCAAATGATAGCGCAAGCACTTTTTTAAATAAAGTTTTTAAGCCACGTAGCGCTGATTCAGGTTTTGGAAGTGGTGCTTCATTGGATCAAAATGACGCCGATTCAAATTTGAAAAATTTTAGATTACGTTTGCACGTAAATGATGGAACAACTTCTGGCAAATTTATTGATATGAGAGTTTTCATTACTAACATATCTTTATCAATGTCTGTTGGAGACATTGTGGCAGCAGATATTCAATTCCAATGCCAAGGCGCTCCGGTTGCGGTTAACATCTGATGAGTATTTACCTTGGAACGTTCGGCAATGTTGAGCTGAAGCGTCAGTTCAACGATTCCCAGATTGATGGGACGGTGGTTCCTAGCGACGTAAATACAGACAGAAAGCGTTTTAGTTTTGATTTTGAGCCTGGTCAACTCTTGACAGGCGATGAAGTCAGAATTAGCAACAAAGCCAATGCAGCACTGTCTTTTATCAGCGGTTACTCAGCAAGAGCGGTACGAAAATTTATCAACGTTGACGATTTAAATGGAATACGTCTTTACGATTCTTTTGCTGATGCAGTAAACGGCAAAATAGCAAATGCCACAGCACTTGCAAAACCTAGTGCGTCAATACAGATCAAAATAATTATACAATCTGCGGAGTTTAGGATTTTATCGCAGGTAAGAAGTTATGAGTTAAATACTCAGCGCGAAACAGTAGATACAACATCTTTGTCCGATAGTTTTCGTTCGCAGATAAGCAGCTTAATGTCTGGGTCTGGACAAGTTACGTGTTTTTGGGAGTACACAGGCGATACCGAAAAAGAACTGCCTCAGTATTTGCTGCAACTGCTGTTGCGTACCAAGGTCGGCAGTCGGTTTATCGGGCAGTTTTACATCAAAACAGCCGGTCAAACTGCCGGCAATAACCCTTTTGCAACTAACGACTCCATCTGGCATGAAGTCGAGGGTGTTCTAACGTCTTGCGCGATTCAGTTTGTTGCTGATGAAGCGGTTCAAATTACAGCGGATTTTGTCACTACGGGGCCGATTGAGCTAAAAGCCCAGTTTGAGACCGATCCGCCCAAGGTTTTACAGGAAGATAGTGATGAGATACTTTTGGATCAGGACAGCTCAGCTAAGCTGTTGACTGAAAGCTCTGGACTGTAGCCCTGGAGGCTAAACGCCCATGTCTGATCTAAAAATTAGCCAACTGCCTGCGCTAAGCGGTTCAGACTTGGCGTCAGCTGACCAATTGGCTGTTGTTGATTCATCGGCTTCACAGACTTCAAAGCTTACGGTTGGCGATTTGATTGCCAATGGGGTCACGCTAATCAACGACAATACGATCCCTGGCGCAAAAATTTTATTTGATTCTGGCAGTATCGCCACAGCAGCACTGGCTGACTCAGGCGTAACAACAGTCAAGATTGCAGCTGATGCAATCACTTCAGCAAAGATTGCAGATAATGTAATTGTAGCTCTTGCATCTACGTTACCCACTTCTGGTGGTTTTATAGGACAGTTAGCCCTAGACACCGATGATAATTCCCTATATGTTTGGAGCGGTACTGCATGGTTAAATACTAAAGCACCTGCCTCTGTTAATGCTTTTACTGACACGACAGCAGGTATCGTCAATATCACTACAACGGTAAGTAGTGGTACAGCGACGATTACAGCTTCAATCGATAACACTGCTTCTGCAGCACAGTTTCTTGCTGGACCTGTGGGGTCTGGTGGAACGGTTGGTTATCGCACGATTGATGGTGGTGACTTGCCTACAGCTACAACCACTTCAAAAGGGGGCGTCATTGTTAATGGTGGTGGACTCGCTTTAAGCACCGACACGATTCAGATTGACAACAGTGTCACTCCAAGTAGCGTCAAGCATCTTGTTACTTACAATGCCAATGGTTTGATTACTGGCGGCAGTGCAATTACATCGTCAGACCTTCCGACCGCAACAAATTCAGCAAAAGGCGCTGTAAGTGTCCCTACCAATGAAGGTCTTGCTGTTGATGCAAGCGGTAATTTATCAATCAACAATACTGTAACCAGTGGAACATATACCAAAGTTACAGTTACCGCGAAAGGCGTTGTTTCTGCGGGAGACACTTTAGATGCAGCTGACATTCCTGATCACTCTGCCGCAAAGCTAACTTCTGGAACTATCAACACTTCTTTGATAGCCAACGATTCAATTACTGCAGAAAAGCTAGCCAATGAATCTACAGTTAAATTTGGCGGTGCTTTAGGCAGCGATAACGTAACTATCTTCCCGGATGGTGATTTTAAAGGCCAGCTGTTCTGGGATGAGACCAGCCTTGATTTGTACGTTTATACAGGGTCAGCTTTTATCCCGATTACGGTTCTGTCCGGTAACCTTGTTAATGCTGGAACGTATAACGCAAATACCAACTTAGTTAGCAGCGTTACGACTGCTGGATCATCGGCAGGTTTTAGTGCAGGGTCTGCTTTGCCCGCACCAGCTGGGGCAAATTTAAACCATTACGTTGTTGTTGAAACGTCTGGCACAGGATCAGGTGCAGCGCCTGCAGTTGCATTGGCACCGCCTGACATGTTGCTGTCTAACGGTGTTGGAACGGAATATCGTTTGATCGATGTTTCCAACGCTATTGCCGGTCAAACAGCAGCCAACATTTCGTTTATTGCGAGTGGAACGATTGCTGCAACGGATGTGCAGGCAGCATTGCAAGAAGTTGATTCAGAGAAGCTAGCAATAGCTGGCGGCACAATGACTGGTGACTTGAACCTTGGAACAAGCACCAATGTGGTGTTTGAAGGTTCATCGGCTGATGATTATGAGACAACTTTAACGGTCACGAACCCAACAGCTGACCGCACCATCACGCTGCCAAACGTCACCGGAACGGTAGTAACAACTGGTGATACGGGCAGTGTCACTAGCGCGATGATTGCTGATGGAGCAATCGTCAATGCTGACATCAACGCTGGTGCAGAAATTGCAGTTAGCAAACTGGCAAACGGTACTGCGCGTCAACTGCTGCAAACTGATTCTGGCGGATCAGGCGTTGAATTTACGAGCAACGTTGATGTTCCTGGAACGTTAGACGTAACGAGTGCGGCAACGTTTGATTCAACGGTTGCTGTCACCGGGCTGTTGAGTGCCAATGGCAAGCTGGCATATCCAGCGGGCTCTGCTGCTGCAGTCAGTTTGTATTCAGGATCTGATACTGACACTGGTATTTATTCGCCAGGGTCTAATCAGTTTGGGATTGCAACAGCTGGAACGTCACGCATTATTGTTGACGCAAGCGGAAATGTTGGGGTTGGAACGGCGTTGCCAAGTGCGCCGTTACACATAACAAATGCAAGTCCAAAAATTATTCTTACAGACTCTGACAACTCCGCAGATATTTCAATTTCAAGCATTGGTGGTGCAGGGGTTTATAGCACCGCTGGAGATTCAATAATTCAAACTAACGCAACCGAGCGCATGCGAATCGACAGCTCAGGTCGCGTGGGAATTGGAACAACGTCGCCTGTAGGTAAAACTTATATTGCAGGTCCAAACACAAGTAACTTTGGTGTTGCTGCTGATGCAGCTCTAAATATTGCCGCCACTGGTGGCTCATTATCCAATCGAATTATTAACTTAAATTTTGCGGTTGTACCTAGTGCTACAAACGCTATCGCCAGCATTGGAATGGTGTATCAATCTCAAAGCGGATTTGGCAATGGACACTTGATTTTTGGTACGCGATCAGTTACCACTGATACTGCTCCAATTGAGCGCCTACGAATTGACTCATCGGGCAATGTTGGGATTGGAACGACGAGTGCCTTTGATACAGCATCTGGACGCGGAAACATTTCACTTAACGGAGCAAGCAGCGCATTAATTGCCTTAGGTGTTGGCGGTACTCAAAAACTTGCATTATTTCATAGCGGGACTGACTGTGAGCTTAATAATCAAGCAAACGGATTTTTAGCATTCAAGACTAACAACAGTGAGCGGATGCGTATCGACAGCTCTGGCAATGTTGGGATTGGGGCAACGAGCCAAGTTTCATCTGACGTAAAGCTTGAAGTCAAGGATGGCATCTTTGCTGTAACTGACTCAGTGAACGGTGACGCTCGAATTTTTCTTGGCTCGTCTACTGCTCCAGGACATGCGAAGGGACAAATTAGATATTCTCTTGCTGATGAATCGCTGGAGTTTTACGCAAACTCAACTGAGCGCCTACGAATCGACAGCTCGGGCAATGTTGCGATTGGAGCGACAAGTTCGACCTCAAAGCTCCGTGTTATTGGTAACGAAATTCGGTTTAGCAACAGTTCCAATGCTTCATATTATGGAACGATTACTCATGATGCTGCCAGTACAGGCGCAAATATTTACAACAATAATGATGGTACAGCTGTATCCCATATTTGGCAGCATAACGGCACCGAGAAGATGCGAATCGACAGCTCAGGCCGCTTGGGCATTGGAACGTCGTCGCCAAGCAGGACTTTACACGTAAGAGGTGTAAGTACAGCTGCTCAATTTTCTGGTACTGGTGGGACTGCATATATATGCATTGAAGATGCAGACGATGGTACGATAGGTTTTATTGGCGTTGACGGCGGAAAACTAAGGTTCCAAACTCCAGGAAGTAATCACTCAGATAAACTTGTTATCACACCTGCTGGCAATGTTGGGATTGGAGATAGCAGTCCATCAGCCAAGTTAGAAATCAGAGGAGCAAGTACGATCGGCACTAATTCAGGACATATTGTTTTGTCTGGCGACAGTGCAGTAGTTGGTCAAGGACCGCAAATTGTATTTAGCGAATCAGGTTCCGGAGGTTCTACCGCTGGTGCGTATATAGGACACGGCAGAGAAGGTACAAATAGTATTGGTTTTTTGTCTTTTGGTACGCGATCAAGTTCTGACGCCAATGTCACACCAGCCGAGCGGATGCGAATCAACAGCTCGGGAAATGTTGGGATTGGAACGACGTCGCCATCTAGTGCATTGTCGGTAGCAGGAAGTATTCCGAATGCGCCCAGCGGTGCAGCCGTACACATAGGATTGGCTGGTAATTATGCAGTAGTGCAGTTAAGTGAAAGTACTGGCGGCATTATTGATTTTGCTGAACCCGGCGTTGATAACGCTGGTCGAATTATTTATACGCATGCAGCGGATGCAATGCAATTTCACACAGGTACTGGTGGCACCGAGCGGATGAGAATCGACAGCTCTGGCAGGCTGTTGGTGGGTACGTCTAGTGCGCTTACTGGTGGAGGAACTCAATTCGGGAAGTTTGTGTTGTTAGGCAATTCATCTGGAGCAAATAGCTCTGGAATTGTTGTCATTGGAAGAAATCATGCAGCCACCTCCCTTGTCGCCGGAAATAATGTAGGCGAAATTTATTTTGGCGATACAGCAGCGGCACACTTTGCTTCTATCAGTTGTGCTGCAGATTCTTCTACCGGTTCCAGCGACTACCCAGGCCGCCTAGTGTTTTCCACTACTGCCGATGGTGCGTCATCACCAACCGAGCGGATGAGGATTACGAGTAATGGAGATATATTTGTTGCTGTAACTAATGGTACTAAAACAAACGAAGGTTTCAGAATTGAAAATAGCGGCCAACCAAACATAACTCGCGGAACAGACGGCACTTTTATATATTTTTATCATACTAGCGGTTCAGTGATAGGAAGCATTCAAAACAACGGCGGAACGGGCACTCTGTTTAATACTTCTTCTGACTATCGTTTAAAAGAAAACGTCGTTAATATTGCTGATGGCGTCGATCGCGTTAAGCAGTTATCGCCAAAGCGGTTTAATTTTATTGCCGACGGCACTAGAACAGTTGATGGTTTCCTTGCACATGAAGTGCAAACCATCGTCCCTGAATCTATTAGCGGTGAAAAAGATGCAGTGGACGAGAACGGTGATCCCGTCTATCAAGGCATTGACCAATCCAAATTGGTGCCACTGCTTACTGCTGCATTACAAGAAGCAATCGCCAAAATCGAAACCCTAGAAACCAAAGTCGCAGCCCTTGAGGCTGGTTGACAGTAAACCGCCCCGTGGCAACACGGGGCTTTCCATTTACACTGATTCTGCATTCGTTTAACTATGGCAAACACCTACGTCTGGAAAGTCGGTCAATGCGACAGACTCCTTGAAACCGGAATGATCAATACGCTCCACTACACAGTGAACGCCACTGATGAGGAAGGTGTTTATTCCAGCGGAGCGTATGGCTCTGTTGGCCTTGAGCCTGCAGATGCAAAAGACATGGTTGCTTATGACGACGTGACAGAAGCGCAAGCAGTCACTTGGGCGCAAGCTGCTCTTGGTGGAGCGGACAAGGTTGCTGAAATCCATGCAGCATTGGATGCACAGCTTGTCGAAAAGA